TCATACTGCTTTTTTACCAACAATGATCCACTCTTTACCGCGGTCATCATTGTATCTGTCAGTCATTTTCATTGTTTTGTGGCCCAATAGTTTCTGGGTGTCTATCCCTTGCTCACGATACAAGCGCTCGGAAAGTGATCTCTGTTCATGGAAAGTCGGAGCTGTTCCCTCTTCCCAGGTTAGACCGCTTTTATCCCGTGCTTTCTTGAACGTTGAAGTAAGTGTCTTGGCTGACACTTGGTCACCACGACTAGCCTGTGAGGTGCTATGGCGAAAATGAACAAGGTATTTACTCACCACAGCATCTCTACATTTTGAAATAACATCACTCAGAGTAATATTTAACGCTTCATTTCTGAGAGAAAGGGGAATGGCTAATCGAGTTCCTGTTTTCTCCTGCTCAATATGCAGCATATCATCCCATACATCCGAAAACTTCATATTGCAAATATCTCCTAGGCGTTGCCCTGTTACAATGGCAAGCAACATTCCACATTGTAAATAAGGTTGTTGTTGTTCGGCGGATGTATAAATAGCCTTCCATTCCTCCAGAGATAGCCTTTGTCTGCTTATCTTGTTTCGTGGCTGTTTCGTTGCTTGGGCAGGGTTGTATCCTGGCGGAACGTGACCAGCATGTTGAGCCTCCTTAAAAACATCTATTAGTACCATGCGTACAACTTGAGCCATCCTGTTATGACCCTCTGCCTTAACAGCATCTGTTATTTCGGAAATATCAAGTGCTGTAATATCTTTTAGATATTGCATTCCACAATGTTCCCGAAAAAGACGGATTGGTTTAGCTTTCTGTCGAAAAGAGTTTGGGCGCAGCTCGTTGTGTTTCAATCTTTCCTCCTGCACCAATTCATATTTGTCGAGCCATGAAGAAACTGTAATATCCGTGCGGTTTCCTTTCATGCGAGCTAGGCGCTCGTTAATACCAAGGATCTGCCTGGTTCGCTGCTCTGCAATAATAGTATTTGCTTCACTTGCCACCTGCTTTGCTTCAGCTTCGTCCGTGCCGAGGCTGTGAAAACGACCAGATATCGGGTGTTTGTATTGCCAGTAAACCTTTCCGGTACGTTTATCAAGTTTGCAATATAGGTTTGGAATAGTGATTTTATGGGTACGCGGTCTAGCTGCCATCGCTAATTATCCGTCTCAGTTTTGGGTTAACATTTATTGGAAGTTGCGGTTCAGCAACTACACCTATAAAACGAGCTTCTTTGTCAACCATCCAGCGTCGTCCGACTCTCATCGGTGGTGGCGCTATCATCTGACCTTTAGCGTATTTTTTTAATACTCGCTCGCTAGGGGCTTCACTGCCGAATTCATCTTTCGCCCATTCGAGTAAAGAGACCATACGTGACATTTCTTCTCCACATACCGGCTGCACCCGGTTATCGAACGTTATAAGCACATGACGAGCAACCACCACGAATCCCGTCATTACATCTTCTGCATAGCTGGTGGTCTCGATCATCCTTATCTGTTTCGTACATCTTCAGTTTGGCAATCACCGTTTTAGATTCTGGGAGAATCTGTTTGCGAAGGTTTGCAACTTCATCGGCTAATTCCATAAGACGGCAATGAAGGTCCTTTGCTTCATCCTTATACCAGGCTAAATCATCCCGCATACGCCTCCATCGCCGACGCTTTAATTTACTTGGCATCAGTCATCATCCTCATCATCGTCGTCATCGCAGGATGCGAGCAATGGATTCATTCGCCGCCCTACCTGGCAGGCGTACCCGCGGCGACCGAGGTTGTGTAGCACGCTGTAGATTTCGAACATTTCGGTTCGCTCATCACCAATATCAAGCTCACAGGCCAGCGCGTGGCATTCAGTAGCGAGCGCCGATATCTTCTGAAGCAATTCGACTCTATTCACCTTTCACCTCCTGCGGGGCGGCTGCGAGCATGGCTGCGCGGCAGGCGTTCCAGCCCTTCACCTCAGCGATGGCTGCTACTGCATCCACGGCGTACATGCTCAGTGTATTTGGAATTGGTTTTTCCTCCGGCACCACCGGCGCTGGCTGCGGGGCGGCGTAGACCGGCATAACATCATCATGACCCTTGTTACTTTCATCCGTCAGAGACCAGAACAACCGTCCTGCTGGATGCTTGAAGATGTACGCCACCGGCTCGCTGTCCATTGCGGCCAGCGCCATGCGGGCCAGCATTTTGATACTCTCGATATCGCTCGGGTTAAGGACTTGCCCTATCTTCAGGCCGTAGAGAGACTGCACACGCTCTTCTCTGGTTAATTTGCTGGTCATTGGTGGGTTCCTTCTGCCTGATACTTTTCGAACCAGAACACTACCGGCGCGTTAGTTGGTTGAACCAAGCCGAATGATTCCGCTGTGCGGTAGCTTCTCGATCCCCGGCGGGTAACATCGACCTGAGTTGCAATGCGATTGCGAAAATCCTCAACCGTGCTGCACATTTTGAACAGGTTGCAGGGGATGCATGCCGGTACCATATTGCTGACCGTATCGTTTTCTGGCCTGTCCATTGCGTAGCCGTTACTGATATTTCTTCGTACAGCTTCGACGTGGTCAGCGTGCCATTTATCGCCAAGCTCACAGCCGCAGTAAGCGCAGCGCCCGCCAAACTTCATGCGCAGCTCTGCGCGCTGTTTTTTGGTCAGTGCCATCACTCAGCCTCCACCTTGATGCCAGCGAGCCAATTTCTAACCAGCTGATATTCGTTATTTCGGAAAGAGCCGCAGGCGTAAATGTACGGCAACCGCAAGTTATGGCCGTTCTGGCGCAGATAGTCTTTGCATCCATGCTCGGTAAAGCAGGCAGTAACAAACTCATCGACTTCCTGCATGGCGTATCGATCATATCCGCGAGTGTCGCGACCATCCTGATAAAGCGCTTCCAGCCGCTTGGCTCTCAGCTCGCTGACCTCTTCACCATCCCATACCCAGCAAATTCGACTAGGCGAGTGCTCATCGCTTCCGATAATTTCACGCTTCTGGAAAACGACGAACATGGGCTGATCGGTAATGCGGTTGTCCTGCGTCCTGATAAGCTCACCGATTGTGTAAAGCTCAGCTGGCAGCTTCACGGTGCGGGACTCCAGCTCGGCGATGCGCTGGCGCAGTGCTGCAATCTCCATCCCTGCCGCATCTGAATCATTAGGCGTAAGCATTGCTTTTGCCATCTCTTGATTCATTCTCTTGTGGTCAGTTATTTTTTTCTCAAGCTTACCAATCCGCTGCTGCGCCTTCTCCAGCGTTTCGCTGTTAGCCTCAGCTGTTTTTCTCCACGTTGCGCAAATCCTTTTCTCTGATGCCAGCGCCTCTACCAGTGCGAGGATGTTTTCCGGCGTTACAGTTCTTTCCCAGATTTCAGAAGTTTCGGCGACATCTCGGCAAATCATCTCTCTATCTGCTGCCGCTTTCAGGCGCTGCGCCAGTTCGGTGATATCGGTCATGGTTGACTCCCTAAATCTCAAAGGCCAATTGCGGCATAAAGCGGTCGCGTTCAGCGTTATAGTTGAGCGCACTGGCGCTGTTCATTGACTCGATACGCTCAACAAGTACAGCGGCTCTCGTTTCTTTGCTGGCCGGTGCATAGGCTGATTTCTGCCATGATTTATCGATACCGATATTGCGGGCCACGTTTGTGCTATCAGCTGATGACAGCGGTATATGGCGGAAAATATCGGCATTAAGCATCCGCAGGCCGTGCAGCTTGCAAATCGGGTAGCCGTTCTCATCCACAACATGCCGAATTAAGTCACGCAGGCGAGCCACACAGCGGCGCGGCCGCTTTGCGTCGTATTCGCCCATGCTGCCGATTGCCACGCGGGGGAACTCATTGCAGAGCTGAATAAACCGCTCGTCTGGTTCGTTCATGTGCCACACTGGCGCCCCAATGAACTTTCCGTGCGGCCACTCTGCTATCAGCGCATCGTTTTCCTCGCTACTGCAGCCGATAACGTCCGGGATAATGGCGAATGAGAACCGCGGGTGATTAGCCCAACGCTCGACGAACCGGTAATACTCGTTCCAGTCCACAACGCGTTTTTTCGTCCAGAAACTGAATGCGCCGTTATCCAGAGCAAATGACTGAGTAACCTCGCTAGCCAGTGCTAACTGCCCGGCGTTTGCAAAGCTAATGAACGCATGGCGCCCCTTCCACGCTTTCAACGCACAGGTATCTGGCGTGATTGGCCCTCCGTGGAAGTGAATCATTTGGCCCCCTCGCTGCGGAACATCATGATTGTCAGGTCGCCTTTAGTGGCCAGGCGAATGGTAGAGCCAGGTTCCAGGCTGTTAAGCTCAAAGGCGTCATAAAACTCATTCACTGCTTTCTGACGGCGAGATTCCTTACGGCGCTTGTCCCACTGCCTCAGAGCATTTTTGGTAATCCACTGGCCTGTTTTAACCATGATGTATGCCCACCCCAGAATGGCTAAACCGGTATTGAGATAAGTGGCGATGCTCATTTCCCGGCCCCCTCGCGCAGCAACTCTGCGTATTCAGAGGCCGCTCTGCTTGCTCTGGCTTTCCAGCCGGTTGTGATGTTGTTGTCTTTGATCGCCTCTTCAGCAAACATCAGAGCGAACATCTCCACCCCATCAGCCTTAATTCCGGCCAGGAAGGCGTCGGTGGCGGGGCATGCCTTCTTGATAGCCTCTTCGGCTTCTGCCCGGGTCAGGAATTCGCTTTTCCCGTCATTGCTGACCATCTGGCTGTCGAACCATTCAGGCAGTTCACCAACGGAAATATCATCAGGGATTACAGCCCCAGCTTCGTCGGTGGTGCCTTCCAGCCATTCGCGAGCTGCAGCCTGATATCCATGAGCAAGGCATACCAGGGCCGCCTGTGCGCCAAGCATCGTTTTGTGGAACATCCATGAAGTGTTAAGTTCACGGGCTGCGCCGTTGAGAAGATAGGTATTCTCCGCAGCCAGTTGGTCACGCTCGGCACGTAATTTCTCGACATCAGTGACCAATGCGGCATTACGTTCTGCCAGTTGGTTGAGAGTTAATCCGTTGTTGTTCATGCTACCCACCATTCAATAAACATGCAGATACCAACGGTTACTACGGCAATAAGCACCCAGTAGATCACATCGAACAAGGCGGCGAACCGACGTAGGGTGTATTTGCTATAATTCTCAGGATCAATATTCATACCGCCTCCCCAAGCACCCAACGAAGTGCGCTTGCATACTCACCCTCGGCTGATTCCAGGGCTTTGATGATTTCTTTGCGGGTTTTCAGGCGCGGCTTTGCCTCGCCGAGGATCTGACGCTGACGCCGGGCTTTTTCATGGCCGGTTGTGCCAGCAGTTGCCGCTTCGATTTCAGAGACCTTCTCCCGCTGCTCTTCTGGTTTAAGCGATGCCAGCTGACGCGCCTGGGTAACGGTGACCGTTCCGGACTCCACTGCATCGCGAACAGCCTGGGTGGCATCCAGCAGTGACAGAGTTGCGCGTACGGTCTGGACACTTACGCCAAACATCAGCGCTAAATCGTCCTCGTCGTGCCCGCGTTCCAGCGCATCAGCCATTTTCTTTGCTCGGCCCAGTGGTGTATCTGCCTGGCGGATTTCGTTAGCACTTACCATCGCCTGCGCCATGCGAACGGCGGAGCCACGTTTAGCGACTGCTGGAACCAGTAACGGTTCTTTACCCTCTTTCAACAGTCGCTTGTTGGCTTCGAGTGTATGGCGCACACGCTGGCGACCATCGACTACACAAGACAGTCCTGTCTCCGGGTCTTTCCAGACGATAAT